TAAGGCCGACTTTGGTAAGCTCCAAGCTAAGAGCGAGCAAAAAGTAGCAACCTCTTATGCTGAGCACATCAATAGCATCAAATCCGAAATTGGCGCTGCTATTGAGAAGGGCTGGCAGTCAATCAAAGACGCAGCACGCTCTAATGGTAAGGGCTTCTCTTATGAGATGGACATGAAGGCCGTTGGTACTATGACCATCGCTAACAACCTGACTGGTTCTGTTTACACCTCTTATGTAGACAACCCAGCCCTGAGGTCTTTTGTTAACCCACACCTTCGTAGTGTATTCAACATCATCCCAGTTTCTACAGGTTCTGTTTCTTTCCCTCGTGGCAATAGCCCTGTAGGTGAGGGTTCATTTGGTAAGCAAACAGAAGGCAATGACAAGGCTCAAGTTGACTACGATGTAACTGTAGTGAACACAGCTCTCTCTTTCATCGCTGGATATGCTAAAGTATCTCGCCAGATGATTGATGACCTGCCTTTCTTGCAAGCTTACCTCCAGCAATCGCTGATTGAGGACTTCCAAAAGGCTGAAGATACTTACTACCTCAATGCCATCGCAGCAAGTGCTACAGCAGGATCATCCTCTGGTGCTAATACCGCTGAGAAGTTCATTGACTATGTAGCTCAATTGGGTGCTCTTAACTGGACTCCAAACCTTGCCCTCACCACACACGCAGGATGGGCTGGACTCCTCAAGACTAAGCCATCCGACTATAGCCTGCCTGGTGGTATGGTTATTGACCAAAACGGGAATGTGCGCATTGTTGGTGTACCCGTTATCCCTCATAGCTTGGTTACAGCTTCCAAGATTTATGTAATGGATACCACTAAGTTTGCCATTGCTCAGCAAAGTGGTCTCGCAGTTCGCTCTACCGAGTTTGATCAGGACGACTTCATCAAAAACCTCATCACTTTCCGTTGTGAGGCAAGGTGTGAACTCCTGCAATTCCAACCTGGTGCGGCTGTTTACGGCGCTATCTAATAAGGTTGATCGGTTCATAAATAGGGAGTCCGCAAGTGCGGCTCCCTTACTTTTACTTTATGCTTTGTAAAGTACTCACTACACATGGGCAGGATTTAAGGCTAAAACAAGCCCTTAATGAAATAAATAAGACGGGATTTGTGCCCTCTATTTGTTACGCAGAGCCAGACCCAAGCCCAAAGGTGAGCTTTAATAAGAGCATGAAAAAAATACTAATGGAGTCTAATGAGACTCTATTGCTATTTGAGGATGATGTGGTCATAAAAGACTTTAGCCATTTTCATAAAGCAATGATGCAACTCCCAGATAATTGGGATTTGTGTTATCTTGGCGCTAATCTTATCGCTCCTATTGAGAGGTATAGTGAGAATTTATTTAAGACTTTTGGGGCATGGACTACCCACGCTGTGCTTTATCGCCATCCTAAGCTAATAGGTGAGACATACCAAGACACAAGCGTGATGTTCGATGATTGGCTTTGTAACACTATCCACCCATTGGGGAATACTTACATAATAAGCCCAATGATAGCGTGGCAAAAGCCACATGAGAGCGCCTTGTGGGGGCATTTTGCTGATTATACTAATATTTTTAATGCTTCAGCTAATAAACTACTATGAACTTTCTACTAAGCATCCATATGTATCCTCCAAGCCATCTCTGTGGCGCAGAGACCATGATCCACGGCATAGCAAAGAGCCTAATAGCTAAGGGCCACAATGTGAGGGTATTGTTGCACCAAGCAAACCAATACAGGATAAAAAATAACTATACTTATGAGGGTGTAGATGTATTCCCTCCCAATGATAACGTAGTGGATGGGTTGATGAGGTGGTGCGATGCTATTTTTACCCATTTGGACTATACAAGGTGGACTATACATAGTGCAAAAATGTATAGAAAGCCAGTTTTTCACCTTATCCACAACTCTCACCCATACCCAGAGATAATAGGGGCAGAGAAGCCTCAATATATTATCTATAATTCTTTTTGGCTAAAAGACCTTTTGAATTATAATTTTAGTAATTTTATACTACCACCACCTACGGACTATAGAGACTTTGACTTAGGCCAAGACCACAATAAAAGCGACTACATAACTTTAATTAATCTCAATAAAAATAAAGGTGGTGACATATTTGAGCAAATAGCGAGGGCAATGCCTCACAAAAAGTTTATGGGTGTCATGGGTTCATATGATGAGCAAATAATCCCAAACTTGCCAAATGTGAAGGTAGTACCTAAGAGCACAAATATCAAAGGCTATTATAGGGAAACGAGGATTTTGTTGATGCCAAGTGAGTATGAGTCGTGGGGCATAACAGCAACAGAGGCAATGAGTAGTGGGATACCTGTAATTTGTACTGATACATCTGGTCTTGTAGAGAATTGTGGCAAAGCTGCTATTTATGTTAGAAAAAGAGATGATATTAAAAGCTGGGTTAAAGCGATTAGCGACTTGGATGATGAAAAAAAATATAGCGAGTATTCAAGAAAAGCGAAAGCAAGAGCAAGAGAGCATGACCCAAGAAAAAAACTTGATGAGTTGGAGCCGTGGATTAGAGAAAAGGTTTATGAATACAGATAAAGATGGTATATATAAATAGTGTTACGATTGTTAGCGATAGTGTTGTAGAGCCAGTTAGCCGCACAGATGTAAAGAATTGGCTAAGGATAGACTACTCCACCGATGATAGTCTAATAGATAGCCTCATAAACGCGGCAAGGCTACACATTGAAAAACTAACTGGGAGAAGCCTTGTAAACAAAAAAATAAGGGCTAATATAGAGGTTGATGGATATGTGCCAAATGTTTGGATGGTTGACCTACCTTATAGCCCATTAATTTGCGTTGATGAGGTTAAGCTAAAGGAGGGCATCAATGACTATGAGCTAATGACTGTCAATGATGATTATGAGGTAGTAGGTGGTAAATTGTGGCTATATATTAGAGGCACTTACAATGTGTTATACCAAGCTGGTTATGGCACAATCCCACAAGACCTCAAAAATGATATTTTGACGCTTGTGAGTTGGATGTATGAGAATAGGGGTAAAAAGATGAACGCTGACCCAAGACAAGCTGTGCAGCAATATCCAATGTGGGAGGGGCTTAATTATCATCAATATAAACAAGTAGTGATTTAATGGCTACTGGGGTAACATTGGAGATAAATGAAAAGTCTTTTAAAGACTTGCTCAATAGCTTGAAGGGTATTGTTGACAAAAAAACTGCCCTTATTGACCAAGAGCTTGGAGCACATGGCGAGCTTATGGCCACAAGTGCAAAACGATTAGCCCCATTTGAATTTGGTAGACTTCGCAACTCAATATCACTAAAAAAACAAGCTTTTTTAACTTACCAATTGGTAGCACAAACAAACTACGCCGCTTATCTTGAGTTTGGTACTGGTCCCTACGCAGCAAGCTATGTGCCATCTTTGGATGAGGAGTGGCAAAAAATAGCGGCTCAATTCAAAAGAGGGCCTGGGAGTGCAATACCACCATTTGGCTACATGAATCGTAGCGTAAAAGCTTATACTCCAAGTTTGATTAAGGCAGTTAATAAGATACTAAAGGAAAATAAATGAGGGACACGAGTAACAATGTGAGAGTAATTTATGTGAATGCCTTAAATGGTAATTTGTCCTACAATGGCAAGGATGTCCCAGTATATGGGCAAACGCCATTTAGGACTACTCCACAGAATTATGTAGTCATCTCATCTATTAGTGAAATTGCATCAAACACTAACAATAGCTTTGGCAATGAGGTAGATGTGGTGATTGATATTTTTAGCGAGCAATATAGGGTCTACGACAATGCCGTGGTTGATGATATAGCAAACCAAATTTTGGGTATTTTAATACCAGATAGTGGGGTAGATGGGTTTGATGACGCCTACTTTGAGGTATTCCCAATGGCACGAACATCATCATCTTATGCACCACTCCAAAATGGCGATAATTTTGTAGCGAGAAAGTTAATAACAATTAGTAATTTAGTAAACGAAAAATAAACAAAAATGGGACAAGTTCAAGGATCATTGCAGAACATTGAGATTGATGTAGCGGGTGGCTCATCTTTTAAAAACCTCGTGTGTCTGCGCACCTCATCAGTTAATACAACTGTTGACTCCACCACAGAGCAAACAAATTGCGGAGTACTTACAAGTGTAGCCGAGCCACAGATGACTGTGGACTTTGACGCTATCTGTGAGGTAGCACCAAGCGTTTCTCAAGTATCTTATGAGGATTTGCTTGCTGCCGCGGTTAACAAGACTTTGGTAAGTGTTAGGGTTCAAAACCCCACGGTGACTGGGGCATCTACAGGTGCTGCGTACTACCACCAATTTAGTGGCTACATCACAGACCTCACGCTCAATCAATCTACTACTGAGTTCATCAACTTCTCAGGTTCTATCTCATCTACTGGCACTCTTGACATAACCGCTTAATAATTATGAACTACTGCACTTTGACTATTAACGGCCAAAAGGTCGGTCTAAAATTTGGTATGGCTTCATTTAGGTATCTAAGTGATGGCAAACTTGTAGAGGGTAAGAGCTTCAATAAAAATGAGTTAAATGAGGTAGGGATAGCTCACATACTTTATAGTGGTTATTACAATAACTGCATAGTAAAAGATGTTGAGCCATCCTTAACCTTTGAGGACTTTGTAGACTATATTGAGCAAATGCTTGTCAATAAAAGCCCATTGGATGAGGTAACTAACGCTATTAAGGTGTGGGCTGATAATGACTTTATCAAGCAAACCCAAGTAGTTGAAGAGCCAAAAAAAAAGACATCTCGTGGGAAGAGGTAGAGGCATTTGGGCTTGGTGAGCTTGGCTTAAAGCCGAATGAGTTCTACTCTTTAAGTCCTCGGCACTTTAGCCTTATGTCTAAAGGATACGAAAACAAAAAAGTAGACACATATAGACAGACAAGGCTCTTGATGTTTACAATGGTGAGGCTAATGGGTGACCCAAAGACGGCGCCAAAGACACCAGAGGCGCTTTGGGAGTTACCTGGCGATGAGGCGAAAAGTGGTATGAGTGATGAGGAAATGAGAGAAATATTTAAAAGGTTAAGCAAATGAGTGATTTAGTTTTTTCATTAGGTATGGATGTCTCACAATTCACTAAAAGTATTAGTGATGTTGAGAATGAACTTAAAAACCTAAGAGAGTCACTCAAGACTGCAACTGGGCAGGGCATTGTTGAGACAAACGTAAAAATAAAGCAACTTGAGCAGTCTCTTGTTGATTTAAAGAAAGTTGGTCTTGATCAATTGCCAAAAGGTACTGCAAATGCAACCAATGCGCTCACATCTTTGTCAGGAGTTGCACGTGATTTGCCCTTTGGATTTATAGCTATTCAAAACAACTTGCC